GATGTCCGGTCAGGTCACCCACGACGGCAGCAACTATCCGAATACCGTGAACCCTGGCGACACCATGCCTTCGGCACAGCCTCCCGCGCTGCCGCGTGGCGTGCAGCAGCAAGGCTATGCGCCGGTGCTCGGCCCGCTTCAGCCGGTGGCCAACGCTGCCCAGGACGCCGGGCAGGCCATCGGCGACAAGCTGAGTGGTCTGTTCGCCCCGTCCTCGCGCGCCAGCGTGCGCAACAACAACCCCGGTGCGCAGTGGCCCGGCCCGGTCGCCAAGCAGTTCGGCATGTCCGGCTACCAGAACCTGTCGGACGGCAACAAGATCGCCACCTTCCCGACCCCTGTGCATGGCGCGGCGGCGCAGTTCGCGCTCCTCGACAAGAGCTACAGCGGTATGCCGCTCATGGATGCGATCCATAAATGGACCGGGGGCAACTCTTCTGCATCATATGCGCGCACTGTCTCGCAAAATACCGGCATTCCGCTCGGTGCGCCGATCACGCGCGAACTCCTCCAGAGCCCGCAAGGTATCGCGCTCGCCCAGGCGATGGCCCACAACGAGGCTGGCGGCAACTTCCCGATGACCCAGCAGCAGTGGGCACAGGGTCAGCAGATGGCCTTCGGCCAGGGTACCGGGGCCGGAATGCAGAACATGCAGGGCAACGATACATCCAGCCCCGGCAGTGGCCTCACGCCTGACAACGTCAAGCAAGCGGCTGGCGTTCCCGCCTCCGTGGGCTCGCGCTTCGATGCTGCCTACCCGAACGGTCCCCAGCCCACCCTGCGCCGAGTGCCGCAGGTGACCCCGGCGACGACGCCGGGCATGAACTCGACGGACGCCGTCACCGGCCGTCAGCGGCCCTACAATCCAGACATGGGTGTTGAAGACTATCAACAGCCGCGCAGCCAGCAGCCGTATCCGAACCGGGCAGCAGAGAGCCAGTCCTGGGGGCAGCGGCTGGCACACTCACCGAACATGGCGCTTATTCGCGCGGGCGCGTCGATTGCCTCCAACACTGGCGGCATTGGCACGGCGCTTGCGTCGGGCATCAATGCAGGCGCAACAGAGTTGGCAACCCAACGCAAGCAGTTGGAGAGCGAGGAGGGCCTTAATCAGCGCGCTCAAGGTCTCTTCCAGCAAGCGAAACAGCACCTCAACCAATATCAGCGGGTTCCTGCTTCGACCCAGGCCATCCTTGGCGCGCGTCAGCAGCAGGGTAACTATACCGTCGCTGGTCAGGATGAGCATGGCAACACCATGCTTATGAACAGGAAAACAGGTCAGGTCGAAGCTGCCCCGCAGAACTTCACCCCGGCAGCGAAGCCGACTGCGATCCAGAGCAATGCCAATTGGCTGATGCAGAACGGCATCGCCAAGAGCCCGCAGGAAGCCTTCAACATGGCACACGCGGGCGTAAACGACGGCGCGACGTGGCAGCGGCTGGTGCAGGCCGAGAAGCGGCTCCTGATGCAGAGCCCCGAAGGCGTAGGCTTGCCCCCGGAGAAGCTTGAGCAGCAGGCGCAGCAGAATGTCGTCGCGCGCCGTCAGGCGATGCAGAACCAGGGCACCCCCCTCCCACCCCCACCGGCAGGCGGCGGTACTCCTGCGGCCAGCAGCGGCCAGCAGCAGAACAGTTCCAAAGTCGGCGAGACCAAGCAATTCAAGCAGGGCACCTACCGCAAGATCAAGGACGGGCCTGACAACGACCCGGCGAACTGGCAAAAGGTTGAGTAATGCCTCGCCAGGACGCGCTCTCCCGCTATGGCCGACCGAACCTGCGCTGGGATCACAACCCGGCTGGGCAGATCGCGACCATCCATCAGCCGGATGAGAGTGAAGGTCTTCCCGATGCGCCCTGGGTCGGCAAGCCCGAGGGGGCGGTCGAGACCAGTACCTCGCAGCAGACCGTCCAGTCTTTCGATGATGGAGGTGGGGTAGACGACCTACCTGATGCCCCCTGGGATACCGTACCACCACCGAAGCCCACCGCGCCGGTTCCAGAACCTACAGGTGGTAGCGATTTGCCGGATGCGCCGTGGGCTTCAGGAGCCCCCACATTCGCTAAAACGGCTGGGCAGGCCCAAGGACCAGGGGTAGCCCCGGAAAACGCACCAGCACCGCCCGTATCGGTTCGCAAGGGCGGAACCGACGATCCTTTCTATGGTCCAATGCCTGGACCAGTCGATGCGCTCTACGCTGGCCTCAAGCATGGCGTCAGCGATGTCAGCCAGTCGGTCACTGCCATGTCGTCCAACCCGGACGCCGTCCCGGCCAATCCAGGAGACCAGAACCCCGCTGCCGCGCCCCTGGAATGGCGTGACGCGGCCGAGTGGTTGAATAGAGGTATCCCGAAACTGGCCTACCGCCTCGGCGAGAGTGCCCCCTCCCTGGCTGGCGGCATCCTTGGGGGCGGGGTGGGGGCGGGGGTCGGCTCCTTGGCCGGTGGCCCTCCCGGTACGGCGGTCGGTGGTCTCCTGGGTGGCGCGGCCGGTAGCGCGGCGGGCGCGGCCATGCAGACGCTCGGCCCGACCTTCGCGCAGAACCTGCGTGAGGACCCCAGCGATCCTGATGGTGCCTGGAACAAGGCGGTCAATCAGGCGATGATCTCCGGTGCCTTCTCCGGTGCCTCCTGGGCTGCCTTCCCGCTGAAGTTCTTCCAGGGTCCGGTGAAGAACCTCGCCTTCCAGGTCTTCGGCGTGCAGCCGACCATCGGCACCGCGCAGCAAGTCACGCAGAATGTCGCCGCCGGGAAACCATACGACGAGAACGTCGGGCAGAACCTTGCCGAGAGCATGGTCGGCTCGGTCGTGCCGATGCTCGGCCACTTCGCGCTGGAGAAGCCGACGACCTCGGCCGCTCCCGATCCGAACGTCACCCCGCGCAGCAAGGTAGGTCAGGCTTTCGTCAACAACGTCATGCCTGAGATGAAGTCTGAGCGCGCGCTTCAGGCCGACCCGGTGGCTGCGAAATACAAGGATGCTACCCAGCAAGAGAAGGACGCTCTCACCGCGCAGACGCACAAGGATCAGCGCGCATGGGACACCGTGCCGCAAGCCGACCAGCTTGCCTTCATTCACGCCATCGAAACCGGCCAGCCGGTCAATCCGGCCTTGCAGGGACAGAACCCGCATCTCGATATGCAGGGTCAGGCCAACATCCTGCGTCAGCGCCTGGAGAATGCCTATCGCGAAGAACAGCAGTACGGCTCTCCTTCGGCCTATGTGCAAGACTATCTGCCGCACCTCTGGAAGCAGCCGGATCAGGCCGCACAATTCGGCGCGGACTGGTTTCAGAAGACGCGCACGTTCCCGACCCTTCAGGATGGCTTGAACGCTGGCATGGAGCCATCGACAACCAACCCCGTCGCGCTCGTTAATCACCGCCTGTTTGCTGGCATCGATATGCGGCAGCGTGTCGAGTTCTTGCAGGGACTTGAGCAGCGCGGCATGGCGATGCAGGTTGATCCACACAATCCACCGCCATCGGATTGGACGCAGGTTAAGGCACCCAACCAAGAACAATGGGCAATGGCTCCAGATGCGAAGCCGCTCTGGGATCGTGCCGTCAAGGACGTATCGCTGTGGTCGCGCCCTGACCTTGCAGGCGATCTCTTCCGTGGCTACTCGGCAGTGAAGAATGGCTTCATCGCAGCCAAGCTTGGTCTGTCCGGCTTCCACATCCTGCACGTCCTGCACATCCAAGGTAACGATGCTCTAGCACGCGGCATCGACATGGCTGTCGGCCCTGGCCAACAGAGCCTCGGTGAGCGAGCCATGGCCTTGCCGAAGGCACTCGTGCAAGGCACACTCGATCAGCTTGACGCGCTGCCTATCGGCACGCCGCACTACGGCAAGGAAATCCGCAAAGCGTGGCAGACGATGCCGCAGGACCAGACGCCAGAGCAGGCGCAGATGGTCAAGACAATGACCGAAGGTGGCTTCCGTCCGCAAATGTCGGAGCAGTTGAAGCTACAGACCAAGACGGCATTCCGTGATGCCATCAAACAAGGCCAGTATCTCAAGGCCATTCCTCCTGCGCTCGCGGCACCGTTCCGCGCATTGCAGATACCGATCTTCGAGCACTGGATACCTAATCTAAAAGCCGCGTCGTATATGAACTCGGCAGCAGACCTTGCTGCGCGTCGTCCCGATATCTGGGCAGATGACATTCAGCGTCCGGTTGCATTGCGCGCTATCGCCAAGCAGGTTGATAACCGCTTCGGTGAGATGAACTACGACACGCTGTTCTGGCAGCGGTACATGCGCGATGCCACGGTCGCCATGTCTACGTCGGCGGGATGGAACCTGGGCTACCTACGCGAACACGTTGGCGCGCTTATCGATCCGATCACTAATCGCACGATGACGCAAACGCCAGAGCGGCAAACCATGCGCGCCGCCCGCAATCGCGGCATATACAATGCGACCTATATGCTCTCGGCCATGGCCATCAACGGTCTGATGACCAGCTATCTCAGCGGTCAGTCGCCGGAAGGCTGGGACTACGTCTTCCCGCGTATCGGCGGCAACAATCCCGATGGTTCTCCACGTCGTGTGAACAACATGTTCTATACGCGCGAACTACCAATGATCGTCAATCACATCCAGCAGAGCGGTCTCCTTGGTGGCCTCGCTACCACCGCAATGGACAAGTCGGCATTGCTTGGTCCGGCCGGTCATGTCATCTCGGGGCAGGATTACTTCGGCCAACGCACCGTCGATGAGAACGCCCCTGGCTGGCAGCAAGCCTTGCAGTACGGCAAGGCCGCGCTCAACGAAGTCGATCCGATCACCTTCACCTCGGCACAGCGTGCGCTTCAGCTATCCGGCAAACCGCATGAACTCTCGGATGTGATCAAAGGCATTGCGCAAGGTGACCCGGACGTGATGCGGTCTCTGGCTGGCTTTAGCCCGTCGCCGGTCTACGCCAACAGGACTGCCACCGAGAACATGATCTCCAAGCTCTACGGCGAAGACGTTGCCGCCAAGAGCAAGCCCTATGACGCCGGGCAGAAGCAGGATCGCAGGGCTGCCATCGATGCCTTCCTGGTCGCCCGGCAGACCGAGGACCCAGAGAAGATCAAGGAGGCGGCGCAGAACCTCCAGAAGTTTGGGGTCAAACCACAGAGCATCGCCAAGATGCAGCCCGGCACCATGCTGCCCTACCTGTTCGGGACACTGCCGAAAGAGGATCAAATCGCCGTTTTGTCCCAGGCGCCGAAGGATGAGTTCAAGAAGTTCTATGCTAATCCTAAGCTCAAGCCGGAAGTGAGGCGCGATCCTACCGTCATGGATCGGTGGAAACATTGGTATGGAGCGCAGTGATGCTGGAGAATGGCGAGCCCTCCTTTTCCTCGGCCTTGATCGGGGCCTTGGGCTCCGTGGTCACGGCAGTCATCGCTTGGCTGGCCTTCTGGCTCCGTCTGGAACGCCGTGTCACCAAGGCAGAAATCACCGCCCAGAACGCGCTGCAAGTCGCCGCCGAGGCCGATGAGGAATTGAAGGAGATGCGGGAGGCGGCAGAGCGATATAACCGAAGCGAAGCCGACAACCTGGATCGCATGCGCCGCGAGTTCGGCGAGACCGTGCGGGCAGCCCTCAATAAAATTCACGAGTTTGAAACTTGGTCGCGCGACAACTTTGTGCGCCAGCCCTTCTTCGACAACGCCATCCAGAACATGGAAAAGCGCCTCGATGACCGCCTCGCGCGGATCGAGAGCATGCTGGACAATATGAAAAAATAGCCCTGGCGCGGGGGCACCAGGGCTAAGTTTGGGAGGAAACGCCACGCAACACGTGGAAGCCTCCATCTACTAAACCAAAGTTGTGTATGCAAGAGACAGGTGTGGATAACTCGCTTGAAACCAACCCTGGCAAATGCTTTTAACAAAGGGCGGTCGCAGTACGGCGAAGTACCCCTTTGTCGTCGGCGGTAGCCAATCCGACCCGACCGCTCCAATCACTGGCGAGTAATATGAAAAACCTCCGCGTCGTTCGGATCGAACACAAGGTCGCCAAGCCATTTATCGTCGTCAACCATTACTCCCGCAACTGCCCGGCAGGCTTGAACATCTTTTTCGGTGCCTATCTTGACGACGAACTCTATGCCGTCGCCGCCTACGGTATGGGAAGTAACATGGACAAGGGCGCATCGCTTGCGCGGCGCACCGGGCTTCCAGTTCGCTTCCAGAATGTGACGCAAGGGTGGATTGATAATCCGCCCAAGAACACTGATGTTGTTGGGCTCACAGTGGGATCGTTGAACTGTTTCGAGTTGAAGCGCCTCTGCCGCCTCGGGGCTAAGGGCGAGGCCAAGATACCGCTCACACGCTTTCTGTCTATCTGTCACAAGATACTCAAGCGTGAACACAACATCTCTTATGTTGTCTCCTACAGCGACCCCGGCCAACTCAAGACCAAGAAAGTAGACGGGGTCTGGGTGGCTTATACCGAGGGGTCCGGTGCTGAAATGCTTAAGCCATACACATGCGGCTTCATTTACAAGGCTGCCAATTTCGTTCACCTTGATCGAACCAAGCCTGAGACGCACACCGTCGATAGTGAGGGCAATATTGTTCATCGTCGTGTTGCCTATAAGGAGATGAAGCGGTGGAATGAGAAGAACCCGCAGTCGCCGAAGCAACTGCGGGAGGTGCGTGAGGCACGTGGCTGTGTGCCAATCGTGACACCGCCGAAGGAGCGGTGGTTTATTGCAATCTAGGGTTATGTTTGTACTTCCGCTTCTCGGACTTGCCGTAGTAGTTGGTGCCACCGGCATCGCTATCCACTTCGCGCAGGTGCGCGAGGTCCAACCGCTTATTCTTGCGGCCGTAATTCCACTTGGTGCAGAGGTAGTGCGCCGCCTTGAACGGGATCAGCCGTTGGACGATGGTATTCTTGTTGGCATCACCCTTTAGCTCTTCCACGATCACGTTAGGCAGGTTCGCCATCATGATGGCCCGCAGTTCCGAATGCGGGAAGTTCGGGAACGCTGTGCGGAACAGCGCAAGCCCAGCGAGGATGGCGCCAGATACCGTCTGTTCGCCCCAGGCAGCCTTCTTCATGTCCAGCGCGTAGTGCAGAACGTCAGGCCCCCATCGGCGATAGACTTCCTTCACGAAGGACACCGAAGCGATGTTGTTGGGGCCAGAAGCACCACCGATGGTCATGCCTGCCGCATCGAAGATACGCTTGATATCGCAAGCCAGTAGATCGCCGGATACGACTTCGGCCTTGAACATGTCGCCGGAACCGACCCGCTTGCGCTTGCTGTTCAAGTCCACGAACAGCTTGGCCTCCTCCACGATATCCATGGGAGGGTGGACGATGCAGTTGATCTTCCCTTTCTGCCCCATCAGGGTGTAGTAGGCGAAGCATCGCCCGGCACCGTCAATGACGACGGTAGCTCCGCCGCGCCGCTTGGTGACATGGATGGGATCGAAGAGTTGGGGGTCGAAGCGGTCGGCGATCATTCTCTTGAGTTCATATTCGCGATCCCTGGGATCGCGCTGATAGCGATCATCAATAGTGAACTGAGACGCATCCAATGTCTGCGTCTCCAGCAGCTTGGCCGTGGTCATCATTGTCTCCTTGGTTGATTACAGGTCAAACCGATGCTGGACCGTTGTGTGCTTTCGCTGGCGATCCTGATGCATCGATATGTACATTATGGGCTATGTCAGAGCAAATGTCAATATCTATTTTTCATTCTGCGTGCAAGTGAATATCCAGTGCCACGGCACTCCTTGCACCCATGCCCATCACAGGTCCAGCACATATCCATGTCTTTGAGGGTGCGTTCGGCTGGCCCAAATCCCGATATAGCTGTGTTGAGGCAGTCCATCGCAGCACAATCCTCGGTGAATTGCTTGGCGGCGGCGTTGTCTGGACCAAGTGCCCAATCGTATTGCCTGTCCCTCATTCCTTCACCCATCCATGATTGAAGGTTTTGCGCCAGCCCGACCCCTTGCTGCCCGGTATCTTACGACCACTCTTCTTCAGGCCGAGGTGCTTCTTTCTGACGCGGTCGATCTTGGCTTTGATCTTTCGGTCGGCCTTTGTCTTTACCTTATGTGGATCGACCAGCGCCGGGGCAAGGTTACTTTCGCGGTGCTCGCCTCCGTTACATAGAGCCTTGATATGCTCAAGCTCCCATTTGTCCCCCGCACGTATTTGACGACCAGAGAGGTAACAACGACCCTCGTATCGATCAAAGATACGCACACGTACTGCACGGGGGACAGCTTGATCATCATGTTTGGCTATCCACTCCTCGACTTCACGCATCAGAAGTCGCTCTTGTCCTCCAGGGCGGGGCGGATGTTGAGGAAGTCGGCCGGGACCTCGCCATCATCCTCTTCCTTGTCGGGATTGATCCACTCCGACACACGCGCCTCGATCTCGACGCCGCGCATACCATTCTTGCCTTCGCGGTGCTCGACCTTGCGCTGGACCTTGGTGCGCCGCTCCAGGATTTCGATGCTCTCGTCGCGGATGGCCACCACATCGGTCATCACCGCGCGCAGGTTCTCCTTGGTGCCTTCGTAGAAGCGCAGGGCAATCCCCATGTGGTGGGTGTTGCCGCGATCTCCGCTATGCGGCACGATCTGGCCGAACGTCAGTTTCCAATGCGATGGAACAGTCACCTTGCGGATGTTGCCGTTCTTCAATTCAAGAACATAGGTCTTCTTGGCGGCTACCTGCTTTGCCATTTCATCGTTCCTTTATAAGGTAATATCCACTGCCACGCGACCCTCGGACGGCTCGCCCATTGATGCTGGCGAGCCTCCGGTTAAGATCGCAGATATTCGTGCGTAACATTCCATAGGCGCTTTCCGGCCTTGGCTCCGGGAAGACCACCTTCACCAGATACTCTGCCGGGACGCCGAGAGGACCGGCCTCAAGCATCGTGTTGTATATCTTCCGATGCCGAGGCGGCAGCATACTTATTTCAAGTTCTTCCTTGCGGGTGATCGTGAGGTGACCACCGCACAGAGGGCAAGGCACGGTAGTCATCACAACCTCGCAGCCGTCCGATTGTTCGCTTCGTGGCTCTGCCATTCGTTGAACTTCATCTTCAGGTACTCGACCTTGACCCAGGCGAGATTGGCTTCGCGCCGGGCATCGCAGACCTTCTCCAGGTGCGAGTACCAGGATGGAGACGCCTTGACCGTTTGCTCGGCCTTGTTGACCGGCATATCGCCAAGCTGTGCCTGACGCTGCGCCATCACGGCCGACTTGGTCTCTTCCAGGAACTTGGCGGCGTTCTCTTTATCAACCCAATCTTCCGCCGCCTCCAGGAAGCTTTCAGACAGAGGCTTATTGTCCAAGTATTTCCTCCCATGAACATTTGCCGGTGGTGAGGAAGTTGCGCAGCGCAGCGGTCGCCTCCTCACGGGTGATATAGCCCCACGGCTTGATCCGTGGCGGGAAGTACAAATTGCGAAGCTCGCGGGCGCGAGGGCCACTATCGATTGGCGCGGCATAACCAACCGGGCTTCGTTGCATGAATTGAGCAACGTGACCAGCGAAGCAGCCGCACTCGTCTATTTCGTCCCAAATTCTGCCCATGTTGAAGTGCTTGTCATCGATCTCGCCGCGTTCAAGACGGCCAAGCACGTTGATAAGTGCCGCATATTCTTCATTGGAAACGTCTAGATCAACGGGCAACAGGAAGTTCTGTGCGAGCATGTTAGACCTTTTTGAGGTTTGAGGTTGCGACCAACTGTGGCTTGCCTTCCGTATTCCAATCCCATTTGACGTAGACGCCATTCATGAGATTGGAGCTAGTAGTCGTCACGGTACCCTTCATCGTATCCAGGCTGTCCGCAACGCGATCACCTTCGCGGAAGGTGACAGGTACCGTACCCATTTGCTTCTCCTCTAAAACGGGATCGTGTCGTTCATATCGTCGCGCGGCATGTCTACCGGCTTCTTGGTGCCCCAGGCCAGCGCATAGGCAGCACGGGCATCAGCGGTTATGCGAGCGATATAGCTGCCAGTGATGGTGTTAAGATCGAGCCCTGGATTGCTTAGGATGGAGTTGACCACACCACAGACGAAGATGTGCTCCTGGCGATCCTTGTCGGAGACGAAGCCTGGGGCTGGACCAGAGGCACCAGCACCACCACTCGGATAGACGCCATTGGTCTGTCCACTGCCGCCAGCCGCAGGTGTTACCTCCGAGACTACCTTGTAATCCTGCCCATTGAAGCTGTTGATCTTGTATTGCAGGACATAGCGATTGCCGCGCTGGACCTTCCCTAGTAACTGCGGAAAGGCGCCATAGAGCACGCCGTCCGTATCCTTGATGTAGCCTTGCTTCTTGCCAGCCTTGGGCTGGAAGGTGTCGGCGACTGTGATCGTAACCTCTGGCACTTATGCCTCCTGTTTTGCGTTAGCGTCGATGACGCCGGGCGGGTACTCACCTATTTCCCGGTGATAAACCCGTGCAGCCTTGATAATAGCGTCTCTAATGCTATCCGATAATCCGACTGCTCTGATGGCAGCAACGGCGTCAACGACTTGTATGTCTGCTGTTCGGCGGAGGCCAAGTGATCGGCGAAATCCGCCTCCAATTTTAACCTTGGTTTCTCTTTCCGCTCTGGCGGCTTCTCTGGCGGCTCGCTCGTATCGTGCGAAGGCATCGTCTGCCTCCACCACGACAGCTTGTATGTCAACGCCAAGCTCTCCACTATCAACTGATCCAAGAGCGTCTTGCTCAATTCGCTCGGCATTTCTAGCTGCGCGTTCAAGCTCCTCAGCAACCCGTGCAGCCTCCGCAGCCGCTGCTTCTCTCTTAGCTGTTTCCGCGACAAGGTATGCATCCGTTCTGCCTTTAAGGACTTTAAGAACCGTCTGTAGGATGCGCTTAGGCTCCCGGTACTCCTCCCGAATACGCTCGACGGTGTCGAGGTGGGGTCGCTGTCGGGCAAACCGTTCATCTTCCATATCCTGTTCGCCGAGGACCGCGCGGTCGATAAGCATCTTACCAGCGCGTGCATCTTCCTCGGTCTCGATGACGGGATGCTCTTTGAGCCATTCGTTGATCTCGTCGGCGGTCAACAGGACGGTGGTGACCATGCCCGGCGAGTTACTCCCAGGAAGATCGGTCATTTCACCGGCACTTCCTTGTAAGCCTCAAGCGAGGTCTCGACGGTATGCAGGCATTCCTCCAGGCACTGGATGGCGACCAGCATCGTTGCTTCTGCCTCGGTCTCGAAACCCGGCCGGGACGGCAGGCTGGCGATGCGCTCGCGCACCTTGCTGGCATAGAACTTAAGCCAGCCGCAGTCGAGCCTGACACCGGCAAGGACCGGCTTCACTTTGAAGTCCCATTCATCCATGCTTTCTACGGTCATAGGTCACCATCGTCCAGAGAGTGATAGCCGTGCTCGGTGAGCCATGCCTTGGAAGCTTTGCGTACCTCCAACGGCAGATTGGTTATGGCGGTGCGCGACTTGTGGATCGATACCTCCAACACGTCCCGCGTAGGGACAGGCCGGTTCGGTGCGTGCTTGGCGAAGAAGGCTTCGGCCCTATCCAGGTCGCCGGAAATCAGCATCTCATTGCGCTCTTCGATGAAAGCATCAATGTCAACCTCGGTACCTTCGGGCATCTTCCCCTCCGTTTCGTGCGGTGTTATATATCCCGAAATGGGAGAAGTCAATAACTACCCCTTGATTTTTCTCTCCCAAAACGGGATATAAGGAGTATGATGACACTAGACCAGTACCTCACCAAATACGGCATCACATCTCTCGCCTTCTCCAAGAACGTCGGTGCTTCGCTCTCTGCCGTGAATAAATGGCGCCAGAAGCTACGCATCCCGAGACCCGAGATGATGAAGAAGATTTTCCGCGTAACGAGGGGGAAAGTGACGCCCGCGTCCTGGTACGCGTAAGACTTATCCACAGGCAAAGAGAAAAAAATGATCATCTGGGATCGTATGCCATGGCTCGATGAAAAGGTCATCGAGCAATGGGAAGCAGGCGTGCCTGCACGGCAAATTGCGGTAACTATTGAAGGCGCGACAAAAAACGGTATCATAGCTCGCGCACGTCGTCTTGGGCTGTCCCAGCGACGGCCGACGCCCGCGCCAAAAGGACAAGCCAAGCAGCGCGTCAGGGCGTGCTTTAATGGGGAACGTCCAAGGAGACTTGTCGTGAAAACGCCGCCAAAGCCGGTGCCATTAGAGGCGCCAGTCAGCGACGGTATCTCCTTATTCGACCTCAAGCGTCGTGACTGCCACGCCATTGTGGTAGACAGCACGCGTTTGACACTAGCCCTTTACTGCGGTGCTCCTGCCGCAGATACAGGGCCTCCGTACTGCCCGTTCCATCTGCACGAATACTATCGGCCACCCAAGAGGTAAGGTCATGAGCGATGCATTTGATTTGCAGCAACGGTACATCGAAATCCGCAAACGCCTCCGCCGCCCGCCAAATGCGGTGGTAGACCAAGGGATCGACCTACGACGTAATAGATTACCTCCAACTAAGGGAACTCCTACTCCAGTACCCCTCACAGAAAAAGCCCGGCCCTTCCACGAAATCCGCGTGTTCATCTCCGAACAATGTCGCCCCCCAAAAACCATCGACGTTGGAATGATTTTGCGGGCGGTAGCCCACCACTACCGCGTCAGGATTGATGACATCAAAGGCCGGTCCCGCCACGCCACCGTGGTCGAGCCGCGCCACGTCGCCATCTTCCTTGCACTGCGGCTCACGACGCGCAGCAGTGTGGCGCTTGCCAAGGATATCGACCGAGACCATTCCTCAATTCTCCACGCTCGCGACAAGATGATCCTGCGGATCGAGGCCGGTGAACCCGTGTCCGAAGTGATCCAGTTCCTGGAAAAAGGAATAAAAGCAGGGCATTACGTATGAAGGGAAATCGCAAACACATCGTCGCTGCCGACCGGGCGGCGATTGCGATGAAAAAGGGTGCCTGTCTCGCTCGCATGCATGTCGGTAACGACATGAGGTGGTATATCGTTCCAGGGCATCAGGTGTCGGACGACGTAGCCAAGATATTACTTGCCAGGGAAGACTGCCTGCCAGCGGAGGATGGACTATTTCCGGGGATCAGCCAAACCTACCGGATACGGTAGTCTTAGACCTCCCGTACCCAATTTCGGTCAACAGGATGTACTCTCCCCGCAGGGGGCGAGGAAAGAAGTTCCGCCGCTCGGATGCGTATTCTGCCTGGATCACACAGGCACATCTGCATTGGCTGGAACAACGGCCGGTTTCACCCCTGAAAAGGGTGTCTGGTTACTACTGGCTTCACATCGTACTTTATCCACCGGATAAGCGATGGCGGGACATAGACAACCTGATTAAAGGCGTGTCAGACTTCCTCCAGAAGGCGTCGATCATCGACAACGACCGCTTCAGCAGGCGCGTATGGCTTGATTGGGGTGGTGCAGATGAGGCGCCTTTAGGCTGCCGTGTGTACGTGAGACCCTGGCAGTCAAAATAGAACGACCCCGCCTGTGCAAACGGGGCCGTTCAATCGAGTGGGGCGCGGCTCACAACCGCTAACCACAAACCGTAGGAACAGGACCGGCTATGGCTGGTGAAAACAGTATCGTCTCCTCCCTCATAAGGGAAGCCCATCCCGACAAATTTTTATGGTTGGAATGGGACCAATCCACCGAGATAATCTTCCTACACGACTTGTCGGCCGAAGAGCCTTCCGTCGTCGCGATCCCGCGCGCCAAAGTCGCGCCACTCGTTGCGTGTCTCCAGGGGTTCCTTAAGGACCACCCAGAATGAAATGGTTCCGCTTTTACAACGAAGCCCTACTCGACCCAAAGGTGCAAAGACTGCCTCCACACCTATTCAAAGCATGGGTCAATTTCCTCTGCTTTGCATCACGAAATGGGGGAGTGCTGCCTAGTGTTGAGGACATGGCTTTTGACCTTCGCCAACCCGTGGCTAAGGTGTCGCGAGACCTTAGCGACCTCGTGGCCAGGGCCTTGCTAGATGCTCGCGACGGTGTGCGCCCACATAATTGGGAGAGCCGCCAATTTGTAAGTGATCATTCAAATCAAAGGGT